ACATTTCTAAAGTTATATATAAAACATTCTTACCAATTGCCATCGCAGATGCTGCTTGGTGACACATCACTAGAGATTTACCCACCCCAGTTGATGCAAGCCAACAGAGTAATGATTTGTTCGTGAGTCCACCCTTTGTAATTTTATTCATCAACTCTAAATCAAATGGTATTTTTTCTTCATCCCTATGGTAAAACTCGAACCTATCGTCTGCGGAGTCATAGTAATCATGTCCAATATTAGAATCAAAAGAAACAGCTAATGCCTCTGATAATATATCTGGAAGTGCATTGGGTGTTAGGTCTTTCTCCTTACCATCAATAATAGATATAGACTTTAATACGGCATTGTATACTGATCTATCTTTACAAAACTGTTCGGTTTCATTAACGAGCCAATCAATATCAACCTTTATCGGTTCAATATCATTTATGTATTCTTTAACCTTTGAATAGGTTTCATCGGTTAGGTTGGTGCGTTTACCAACACCGATTATAAGTGCTTCTTTTGAGGGTATATTAGAGTAATTCGTTACATACGCATCAATCTCTGAAAATACTTCCCTCTCAATAGTTCCTTGAAAATATTCATCCTTTATGAAAGGAATAACTTTTCTAAGAAACGAATCATTCGTTACTAAGCTCGTCAGTATCGTCTTTTCTATCATATTTTTTCATTTGCTCATCAATAAGTCCAACAAGAATATCACCCATAACATCTTCAAATGCCTTAGAATCTTTATATTTAACTTTATTAGGATTCTTCATGACTTCAAAATCGAACCCCAATACTGGCGGATCCTCTTCAGAAATTGTAACATCCCCATACAAGTAAATCATTCCTTTGAAGTCACCGCCGACTAACTCTATAGCTGTTTTGTCAGGAAATTTTTTATTCTCAACAAGTTTAAAATCTTCCACTTATCATTCCTCCATCTGGACATATCCAACAGAAAACTTCTCTTCTATATATTCTGCAAAATTAGTATCATTGAAAATTGGATCCCAGAACTCTTTATTCATTGTATCCTTCTCTCTGAAATTTTTGTCATCAACTACTGTCGGTCTTGTATACCATCCAATCTTTGGCTTAGTTACAAATCCCGACTCAACCGCCACTTCCAATAAACCTGACCATTTTTGTATACCACCAGCCCATGATACCGATACTGGTATCTTAGACTTCTCTTTAACAAATCGTGATTTCTCTACATTAATAATAAAATCATACCCTTTGATTTCTGTGCCCACTTTGTCTTGTCTACGTCCAATAATCCATACTGTATTTGCAGAATATATAATACCAGTTCCACCAGACACAACTTGTCTAGAAAACATTTCCTGTGTTTCATATGTATGATTGACTGCAATCAATGGAATATCATTCAATGTTAAATAAGGTGTAGCCATACGAAATAACGACTTCATCTGTTTAGCTCTTGTCATATCAGCAACCGACTTTGAATCTCTAGCATCATCGACTTCTTTTTTCGATGCAAGATTACCAATAGAATCAATCATGATAAACACTTTATCTTTTGGGGTGATTCCTTCGAGTTGCGTTACAAGATCAAACTTCAATTCTTCAACATTCTTAATAGGAACGTGTAGAACACGCGACATATCGATTCCAAAGGAATCCCAATATACTTGAGGTGATCCAAACTCTGAGTCATAGAATAATGTAATTGAATCTGGAAACTTATCTTGGTAAGCCTTTAGCATCAATAATCCAAATGATGTCTTGTAATGTTTAGATGGCCCAGCCAAAACAGTCAATCCTGATGTAATACCACCATCCAACTTACCCGACAGTGCCACATTAATCATGGGAACTGATGTTGCTATAGGATCCGACTGCTGAAGTATTTTTGATTCTGTCATCACCTCAGCAAGTTTTATCTTACTTGTCGCTTTCATTCTTTCTAATAAACTACTCATAATATCCTCATGTAAAAAAATCTTCTAATGTCGTTCTTTTCTCTGGCGTCCATCCAACAAATGTCAACATATGTTCAACAGGTTGTAAGAATGCCTTATTAAATTGTAACTCATAATCTATGTATTTGTCAAGTTCGAGCTCTTTCGGAAGCACAGATGGAACCGATATAACATTGGAATGTATCGTATTTGGCATTTTAAGATAACAAAACTTTATTTTTGTTCCATTCTCTATGTAGTCGTACTTATCATTAATACCCAACTTATTAATTGCAAAATTATATATTAATGAACCCCGAACTTGAATGGGTGTGCTTTTCTTAAATATCTCTGTCGCATCAAAATACTTATCTAAATTGTTAGCCGTCCGTGGAAATGATATCTCATCATAACTAGAATTGAAGAACTCTATCTTAAATTTCTCGTAAAAGGATTGTGCCTCTTCTTCCTCGCCATTTAAGATAATATTAATAAAGTCTTTAATTGCCGTTCTACAGATTGATGGAGTGGAACTTCTAACAGCTTCAACTCCCATCATCTTTATCTTCGGTTCGGTATAACGTGTTCCTTCATTGTCAAGAACATTCATGATATATCGTTTCTTTGCAAAAAATACTGACGAATCCGCAATCGTTTCACGATCCATAAACATCTTCTGCTCATACGCATTTGTATATTCTGCTAATTCTTTATACGAATCGTCAATAACTTTCTTGATGTGGGTTTGTCCTATCTTATCAAGAAAATCAGTTCTATCTTGAACACCTTGATTGGGTCGCCATATTAATGTATCAACAATAGACTCAAATGTCACATAAACAGAATCCGTATCAACCGCAACAACATAATCAACATCCTTGGTTTTCATGAGGGAATTCATGTATTTGTTTAATGCTTTCTCTACCCACCGAATACTTAACTGTCCAGCAGTCGTAATAGATTCTGCCATATTAACATCAAAGTGGCGGAAATACTTATTACCAAGCGCACCATATAATGAGTTCAACAGAATCTTTAATGACATCTGTTTCGTATGCATTCTGAACTCCTCATCCTTGTCGCCATTATCAATAGCTTCAAACATAAGTTTCTTTGACAACTTACGTTCATTAAAGTACATTTCCATTAGATCGGGTAGAAATCCCCTCTTACTTGTCGAATAAGCCATTCCATTCGGAGTTATGGTATAATCCGTTAAATCGAACACATTCTTCTTCTCGAGCATAGAATCAATCGATATATTGGGAATATGAGATTGAATAGTCTCTGGTGATATGTTATATTGCATGATTAAGTGAGGATATAGAGATGTCAAATCAAACGACATTACCCACTTGTGGCGGCCTGTCTGTGGTTCCTTTACATACCCACCAACAAAATCTCTATCTTCCTTTGCTTTCTTTTCGGATATGATTATATTCTTATCATACAGATAATTGTAACAAATAACATCCCATACTTTTAATGTACCAAGAACATCTTCATAGTTACACTTTGCCATATACGACATCATAAAAACTAAGTCAAATAACTTCAGCTTATCATCAAGTCGTTTAACCAATATAACATCTTTTATGTTATAGTCAATGAACAACTCATAATTCTTTTCATATAGGTTGAATAAGCTGTCGTAGTCGGAATAATCAATCTTCTTTTCATTCAACTCAACGTGCGATATGTTATTTAAAGAATATGACTCTCTTTGAGTGTATGTGAATTTTTTATACAAAACAACATAATCTAGTGTAGCAATCCCTAGAATATTATATATTTGTTGATCTTTGCCGAATGATGTTACCCTTTTTTCACGAATACTTTTCCACGGACTTAATTTCCTAGCAAACTCAAATGATATTACTTTAGTGATACGATTGACAATATAAGGAATATCAAAGAACTTAATATTCCAACCAGTAATAACGTCAGGGCTGATATGACTCCACATATTGACAAACTTAGTCAATAAATCCTTTTCATCTAAGCATTTGAGGTATTTTACATTATCAGATTTTGGTGTATAAGTTCCCGTACCAAATACAAAATATGTATCATCATATTCAACTGTAATTGCATTAATTTCAGCATTTGCCTTTTCTGGATACGGAAACCCACCCTCTGGTGGTTGCATAGTTTCAATATCAAAGTTCAATATACGAATATCAGATGAATTAAACTCAACTTCATCCGGCCACGATTCCGTTATATATTTGTATTGATTTTGAAAGTTTCCGAATATGTCAAAAACACCATAGTAGGTCTTGATAAAATTATCAGCCTCTTTGATGCTATTGAAATCCCTTTTAATTAAATTTTTAGATCCACCAATATTCTTATAGATGGATTCTTTGTCATCTTCTATCCATAAGCTAGGTTTGTATTGCAACTTACTAAAATATTGCTTTCCATCATCATAACCTCTAGTATAAATTTTACCAGATTGTTGAATGACATTGGTATAGAAACTACTCATATTCCTCCTCATTAACACATAATTATATCACAAAAACTGGGAGTTGTAAAGTCTACATTAGTATCTGTTTCTTCGGTGCAATAATTTTACCATACATTTCAGCATAAGAACCTTCGATGTCTTCTGTTGGCTCCGCAGTTGTTACAACAAAATCAAACGGAATTGTAAACACAGTTGTAACCGCATAAGGCATCCATGGCGACAATGCCATTCTCATAACACCCGCCTCATCACGACCCATCGGCATGACAACAGCAGGATTTTCTACTTTATAACTAATCGATCCCATTTCCAGCACATCACACATAATGTCTTCACCAGAACGCAATCTTAAAATTTCAATACTCATTTATTTCCACCTATATTATATTTTGAAATAAGCTCCCACTCATCTTTATCTTTGTAACTAATTATCTTTATTTGATTCATTGGCGCAATAGCTCCAACAGGTTCGACTAAACTCAACAACCCCCACTCACTCAATAACTTAGCGATAGCATTCCTTCGTTCTATATCATTATCTGATATATCAGCAGGTTTTCCGTCTAACTTAAATAACTCTTTGAAGTGAACAAGATAATATTTACCCTGTTTGTGTAAGATATGACAAGATTGATATAATTTATTATCTTTCCTAGAAGCAACACCAATACGAGTTAGTGTCTCTTTAATTTTTAAAAAATCATCAGATTCCTTAAATTCAATTTCAAGTAATGTTTCAACTCCGCTCATCTTATATATTCCTTTCATTAATGATAACAGTTAATATTTATAAAATTAACATTTACCACCTTTATACAAAGATTTCTCAATATGTTCAAATTGTTCGGGTGTTATTAAGTCTAGCACTTCACGAGCTTTCTTGTCCGAATAATTGTAATATTCTTTTATTAATGAT